CTGGTGAGATGGCCCGAAAACGTGGAAAGCCCTGGTGCCGCGTCTGGGGAGACGTACTCCGGACTCGGAAGATCACCCGGCTGGACGACTCGCAATTTCGGTGGTGGGTAAATCTCCTGATGGTGGCGACGGAGTATGACGGGGACGGGGAGGGACGACTCCCGGATCCCGACTCCATCGCCTACGTCCTGCACAGCACGGAGGCAGAGGTAGAGGCAGCGATTGTGGCGCTGGTAGGCCAGAAGCTCATTGACGTGGACGGTGAGGGCAACTGGCGGATGCACGATTACGCCCAATGGCAGGAAGGCGAGTCGCCTACGCCGGAGCCGCCGGTAGCGCCGTCTGCGCTGGCAAAGCGGAAGGCGGCCATAGCGAAGGTGGAGAAGGATCCGGATGCTGAGCGCAAGCTACACAAGCTCCAGGAATTGATTGAGGGGCTCTGTGAGGGGCTCCAGATGGACGCCAGGGAGCTAGGCTCCACCTACGGCCGGTGGGCCAAAGCGTTCCAGGGCATGGCCGCGAATGGCCAGTATTGCCGGGACGATATGCGGAAGCTGGCGCAGTTTGTCCAGACCACGGACTACTGGCGGGAGCGGCGAGCTACGCCCACGCCGGAAGCCATTCTGGGCCAGGTGGGCGCGTGGAAGGCGTCAGGGATGCCGGACAGGTGGAGTCCGGGGATGCGGCAGGGAGCTACCCGGCCGATCAGTACCGCAACCGCAGCACAACTCAGGAGTCAGGGATGAGCTTGTTTGATGGCCCGATGGAAGCCCCTAGCCCGGCCCGGCCCGTTCCGGATGCGCCGCTGGATCCCGGAGCCCGGTTGTCTCACGCTGCCTACATTGAGGGACTGAAGATCCTTAATCCGTTGATCTACGCCGCTGACGCCAACGCCGCAGACGGGAACGCGGCCGCCTACTGGACGATCCTGCACGGTAATCCGGAGTCTCACTCGGAGCCGTCTCCGCGGCTGGAGTGGGTGACGAATGGGATCTGGGGTGAGCTTTGCATTCAGATCCTCCGTCAGTGTTCCAAGATGCCGAAGCCCGCGGAGCTAGAGACTCTGCTACTCCTGAGGAAGCCGAAGGATTTCGAAGAGCGCAAGGCGCTTCCGGCCACTGGAACAATTACCCAGGCGTCTGGTAAGATCCGTACACAGAACATGGTTTCGCTGCGCGATTTCCAGAAGAAATGCTCTACCCACGGGGAAGCCCTGATGGGGAAGGGTGGAGTCCGGGATAGCGTCTTCCACCAGTGCGAGCGTGAGGGGCTCACGGGGGACGTTCTCCGCCTCACGGTGGCGGTACGGCTCCATGAGGAAATCATGCGCCGGGATCGTCCGGTGATGCCGGTGTTCCTGGGGGACGGTGGCCACCCGATCCCGGAGTCGGTGGAGAAGGCGGAACGCTGGAACGCAAAGGATGACGTAGAGCAGCGACTCCGCTCTCTGCGGGCGGAGCTAGCCGCAGCCACAGCGGAAGAGGCGTAGGACGATGAGCGATCAGGAAGCCACCACGGAGACGCCGGAAGAGCAAGCGGAGACGCTCCGCCGGAAGGCGCAATTCAATCGGGCGATTGCTCGCGGGATGGCTTCCTGGAATCCCCAGGACGGTGGGCCGGATGTGGTGATCTTCGATCCCCTGACGATCAGCGATCCGAAGAATCCGAAGGCGGAGGAAACGGATCGGAAGCTCTGGCAACGGCTCCTGACGGAAGCGGCCGTGGCGGATATCGAGAATGACGAAGAGCCCGCCGCCGGACTCTACTGGGCGCTCTTTTGCGTCCGGACGAACGGCGCAGAGCTAGAGCCTTACGCGCCAAAGGGCTGGAAGCCAGGGGAGCCCCTGGAGTGGCGCATAGCCCCCGGCCCGGACTACACCGGGGGAAAGGAGCGATACGCAGAGGATCGGGACTCGTGGCTGATGCCGTTTCGGGAGCGGCTGACTCCACTACTCCGCAGGATGAAGAGCTACGCACGGAGGGACAAGCAGGATGGCTGATCGGAAAGACGGCGGGGACGGCGGGATGAAGACTCCCCACATGATGGACTGGCTGGAGGATCCGGAGCGGCTGGAGAAGTCGGTTTTCCTCCCCGGTGGGGGACAGGCGTGGGATCTGGGAACCACCGGGAAGCGCCGGTACGTCAAGACGGGGGAGGGAAAGTACGTCCAATGGCTGGAGTACCACCGACTCAATCCGCAGATCTTCACCATGGCCGCGGCGCTGGCCAAACGCCTCTATCGGGCGCATAAGGGGATCGGTGCCCGGCAGATCATGGAGCGTTTCCGGTGGGAGATGAATGAGCGGGCGGATCGCGGGAGCCAGCCGGAATTCAACCTCAACAATTCCCACATCCCCTTCTACGGCCGCGCCTTCCAGTACAGCGGCGTGGTGCCTGTAGATCTGCGGATGTTCAAGGGGATGGGGGGAGAGCCCGTGTGGTGGGCGGAGTACCTCCTGGCGGAAGCGGAGAAGGTGCGGAACGCCGATCCGGCGCTGTCCAAGCAGATCGAAGCACGGGGGAAGGCAGCGATGGCAGCCAGTATGCGCGGGACGGACGAAGCGCCCGCGTTTGAGCTTCCCTGATGCCCATGAAGGAAGCGGCTCCCCTGGAGTGCATCGACTCCACTCCAGGGGAGCGCCGCTACGAAGGGAAGGCTATCTGGTGGTGCCGCGTGATGGTGAAGCACGGGGAGAAGCTGGAGAATGGCCCGCTCTGCACCGACTCCACGCACCCGATGGTGATCTACGGGCGGCGGGTGCAGATGAAGGGGGAAGTCAAGCTCCGGGATCAGATCTTCGTGTGTTCCGTCTGCAAGCCACAGAAGCGCACAGAGCCTCCGAAGCGCACGTACGCGCCGGAGATGCGCTTTGAGGTACCAGAGCCTTACCTGATGAGTTGGGATCAGCTACAGCGCATCGTGGGCGTTTCCGCCGTCCGTGAGCCGCCGTGGTATCCCGGCCCTGAGCCTAAGCCCCTGGAAAACCCCACGGCGGAGGGGATGGCAGATTACCGCCGGGAGCATCGGGATTGGGAGCGGTGGAGTCGCCAGTGTTGGAGCGCCCGTTGCTCCCTGGTGTCCCTCCGCCAGAAGGCGGATGAGCAGCCGCAGAGCCAGAGCCTCCGGGACTTTGAGCTATGAGCGATCACCCGGCAGCGAGCTTCGCGCAAGCGGATCGGTGGATCGAGGGAGAGGTACTGACGGTACGCCAGAACGGAGTCCACCCGGCGGTATGGCTCAGCCTCCGCCGGAAGCTCCTGGGGCTCAGCGTGATCGCGGCCGCGGAGCTATCCGGGCTTCCGGTGAACAGCGTACGGAAGGCGCACTCTCCCTTGATCCGGACGTACCCCTTCATGACGAAGGCTAGAGAAGAAATCGCGGCGCTCTACGGCCGCCTGGAGGCTGAACGTGGCTACCGCCCTGCACGATGAGACAACCGCAGAGAGCGCCAGCACGATCCCGATCATCCCGAATGGCTGGCAAGTGATCCTGGCGGATCCTCCCTGGCGGGAAGAGCCGTTCTCCTGGACAACCGGCAGCGGGCGCAGCGTGGAACGCCACTACGGCACGATGACGATTGAGTCCATGATGGACATGGGAGCCACCGTCAAGCAGCGGGCCGCCCGTGACTCCATGCTCTTCCTGTGGGTGACGTGGCCCTATCTCCAGAAAGCCTTTGACGTTGCCTCAGCATGGGGCTTCCGGTATAGCTCCAACGCCTGGGTATGGGTGAAGGGGGAAGCACGGGAGCGGGCTCCGGTGATCGCTCCCTCCGGGCTCGCCTATCCGGTCGGGCCAACGCTGGATATCCGCTACGGCCGTGGGCACACCACCCGGAAGGGGACGGAGCTATGCCTACTCTTCCGCCGTGGTGCGGGTGTCCCGCGTGTCTCCGGCGGAGTCGGGGATGTACTCCTGGCGTGGCCAGAGGGGCGCAACAGCCGGAAACCGGACGCACAGTACAAGCAAATCGAGTCGTTCCTGGGGAGCGGGCTCCGCTGTATCGAGCTATTCGCCCGGCCGCCGCACGCTGCGGGATGGACAGTCTGGGGCAATGAGGCAGCCTAGCCAGTTTGACGCCGTTTCCTGGATCGGCATAGCCGTCCTGGTGATCTACTTTTGCAGCGGGAGCCGGAAAGGAAGACAGCAGATGCGGCAGATGTTGATGATCGGACTCGCGGCCATCGCGGCGGTTGCGCTGAGCATCTGGGCGCTTACCGCCGCCTCTGGCCAGGAGCTAGAGGAAGACTCGCCCGCACGGGCGGCTATCCGCCACGCGGCCCAGGCCAGCAACCTCTCCGAAGGCTTCATGTTCTGCCTGGCGTTTGCGGAGGTTGGGGAGGATCTGAAGCCGCCTCCGCCGGGACAGGGCTTCTACCGTGGGCTCTACCAATTCGATCCGCACACCTGGAAGACTCAGGCTCCGCGGTTTGGCTTCGCGGGCTACTCTCCGGAGCATCTGTGGGCCAATGCCCACGTAGCCGCCTCCCTGATCGATGAGCTAGGCCAGACGGAGGCGATGTACCGTCAATGGCCACCGGCCCGGCGCTGTGGCAATATCCGCCGTCCGGTGATCGTGGTGGCTCCTACGCCGTCTCCCACGCCATACCGGGATCTGGATCTAGGATGAGCGACCGTGAGCGGCGGCTGGCGCAACGACTCCACTGGCTCCGCCATCTCCTGACGGCGTGCCTCCTGAGCGGCGGGATCCAGACGTTCTCCGGCATGGCGCAGGTGAAGCAGCAGCGGGAGTACGTCACCACGATCCTGGAAGCGATGTACGCCCGTGGCTAATCAGCCTCCGCCCGTGAGCATCCCTCCGGCGGAGCGGTACGGCATCCCCGGCCGGGATCTGTGGAGCCCGTGGGGAGGGATCTACCAGACCATGCGCGGCGATTCCTGGTATCTGCGGAAGGATGGAAGGTGGCAGCTACGAAGCGCAGCCGGAGAGGATCTGGGTACGGCCGCCGATTGGTGGGAGGCAATGCGGAGGCTCAGCGTAGACCACTGAGCCTCCCGCTCACAGAGCAGACGGTGTGCCTGGAGCCGGTGGAGGCGGAACGATGGGCACTCTACGGGACGTGGATGGAGAAGCAGCTAGACGCCTACATTGCCAACCTGGCGCATGACTTCCAGGGGCTCCACCACCACATCCCCAACTCCCTGAAGATGGGGGAAGCCGGGCTCCCGGATCATCTGCTAGTCACGGGGAAAACGTTCTACCTGGAAGCCAAACGCTTCTATCGGGGAAAGCCCACGCTCCCGACCGTGGACACCTTCATTACCGGCCGCCACGTTCGCAAGGGACAGGAGACGTGGCTACGCAAGCTCTGGGAGTCCGGGACGGCTGCCTTCCTGGTATACCCCACGGACGTACCGGATCTGTACTTCCTCTACGCCGGACACGATATCGATAGGCTGGCGTTCTACCGGCGGATGGAACGCTGGATCGCTACCGGCGTCTGGCACCTTCCTTGCAAGCCAAAGTAGCCATGGCAGATTGCCTCTTGACTCCACGTACTCAGCGTGGTAAGATCCTTTCTGTCAGGAGGCACACAGAAATGGCTAGCTGGAAGGCTCTTCTCCCCGCGAACGTCCAGGAAGCTCTCCGGGATTTCGAAGCCCTCAACAATGCGGCGCAGTCCTACGCGCACCGGGTGTCCGAGCGGATCGGGGACTTCGGTGAGGGGATGGGCAAGCCGGAGACGAAGCAGTACCTTGCTACCTTCCAGGCGCTCACGGAAGAGCTTGAGGCGGTAGCGATGGAAGCCGGGAAGCTCCTGGGTGTCCGGCCGGAAGAGTGGATCGACTCCGAGAATGACATTATGGACTCGGACACCTGGAGTGGCGCAGTCTCCCAGGAAATCCGGGAGCGGGATCTGGTGGAGGAAATCATGAAGGAGCCGCTTGAGTAGCTAGCCGGTATCGATCTTGCACCGTCCCCGCTCTCCATGGAGCGGGGGAACAGAACACCAGAGGCAACGGCGGGGAAAACCCCGCCGTTGGATTCCCGTATATGGGCGGATCCCCGGACGGGGGAGAGCTTCAAGCGTTATACGTGCCACATCTGCGGGCGCTTCTGTGCTACCTGGGCCAGCTTCCGGGAACACATCATCGCCCACCGGAGCGGGATCACACTGGATCCGGAGCGGCCCATCTTGGAGGCTGAGGAAGAGGAAGCGGCGTAGGTGCTACACTTCCCCGGAGTGGCCAGGTGTGCCCCTGGAATCGTCACGATCTAGGGAGTAGCCATGCCTGGCAGCAAAGCGGACTATCTGGAGGGAGCGGTAATTGACTACTTCCTCCGCACCGTAACGGCCCCCACGCGGCCCACCAGCCTCTCCCTGGCCCTCTGTACGGCCGATCCGGGCGAGGGTACAGGCGCAGTCACTAACGAGGTTTCTGGTGGCTCCTACGCTCGCCAGGCAGTCACCTTTGGGGCTCCCTCCGGTGGCGTCACCAGCAACTCCGCCCTGATCGGATTCCCCCAGGCTACGGCCAACTGGGGAACGGTCACGCATTGGGTGTTGCTGGACAACGGCGGGAATAAGCTCTACGTGGGCTCCATCGACACGCCAGCGGGCGGAGTCGCCGTCAACACGGGCGGTATCTTCGAAGTCGCGGCCGCGGCGTTCCAGATCACGGAAACCTAAGCCGCGTGGCGAAGCTCGTAGATCACAACTTCGTCTCTGCGAAGAGCGCAGCGGGTGACTCCACGCTGGTGGATGGCCCGAAGTGGAATGCGGGCCATGACGGCTACGAGTCGGGCGTACTCACGGCCGATCAGTCCCTTAACAACACCACGCTAGCCAACATCACCGGATTTTCCTTTGCCATCGCCGCGAGTGAGCGATGGGGAGTCCGGCTGTACCTGGCGGTATCCATGACTTCGGCGGCGTCTCAGGGATGGGATTACGCCTGGACTGGCCCCTCAGGGTGCGTGGTCACCCGATCCCATAGCCGCGGGCCAGCTACCACCATCTCTAGTGTCTCGGTAACTCCCTTTGCAGCTACCGCCATGGCCACGAAGCAGGTAGGGCCGGTTATTGGGGCGAACGCCCATACCAACTCGTACATAGAGTACGTCGCCACGATCACCAACAGCACCACGGCGGGAACGATGCAGTTTCAGATGAGCGGCAAGATTTCGGGTACTGCCGCGTGCCTGGCTGGCTCCCACATGGAAGCGTTCCGGTTAGCCTGAGATGCCAAAGCGTTTGGTGACGTGTCCTGTTATCGGTACCGGGACGAAGCGCGATCAGTACCGAGCGAAGGTAGCTGATTACGGTATCGCCTTCATCGCCGCGATGAACAATGATCCCGTGACTGGCGCACCAACGCACACCTTTACCCTGGCCATGATTGGGGCTCCCACGCTGGCTGAGCTACAGCCAGCCATGAACGATCCAGAGGTACGAGTGATCCCTGCCGCCCGCATGGATGATCCCCTGAGTAGCTTCACCGTGGCGCAGCGAAACATCCTTCGGGACGCGGCGCTTCAGGTAGGTGTAGACACCAGCGGGTATACAGGAGTGACTCCACTCGGTACCGTGATCCGGGATATCGGAAACGCCATCCAACCCGGATTCGTAGAAGACGCCTCCCACTTCGATATCAACGTCATCCCCGGCGGATAACGTGGTGGGCGGATGGTAAGCCGCTCCGACGATTTTGAGCGTGCCTCTTTAGGCTCCAACTGGACTCCCCTGGAGTCCGGGATGGGGCTGTCTCTCTTCAGTAGCTCCGATCTTGGCACGTCCAACGCCAACGGCCAGGAAATCTACTGGAATGCGGACACCTTCTCCGAGCATCAATACAGCGAAGCCGTTGTATCCGCCGGAGGCGGAGAGCTATCCGTTGCCGTGCGGATGGCGACGAACGGAGCCAACACCCGCTATGCCTGGAGTCAGGAGGTAGGCTCCGGCTACAACAATATCGAAAAGACCGTCAATGGTTCCTGGAGTACCGTTGGCTCCGCTCCGTCTGGACGAGTCGCGGTAGGCGACACAGCCAGGATTGAGGTTGACGGGAATAGCCCGGCTACGATCCGGGCGGTACTGAACGGCACCACCGTCCTGACGGTGACCGACTCCTCCATTACGTCCGGCCAGCCTGGATTGGGCTTCTACGCCAATACCGGCGGCCGGTTCGAGTCCTGGGCCGGTGGTGATCTGCCGCTGGTTTACGTCCAGGAGGCACACGCCAAAGGGGCCACGGGTAGCGTTGGCTCCGTCTCTGTCCAGCTACCGGCTAACTGGACTCCCGGTAACAAGATCCTGGTTGTTACTCAAACATGGTCGGGTACCGGCACGCTGGCGGACAGTCAGGGATTCACCTGGACTCCACTCGCTACGGTTCTCACGGCCAGCGACAATGGCCAGCTAAAGGTTTGGGAGACGAACGTAGGCGGGAGCGCACCCGCCGCGAATCCAACCATTACCGTCACCCTCTCTGCGAACGGGTACGGGACGATCTGTGCGCTGGAGATAAAGGGACTCGACACTACCGCGAGTCCCGTTGGCGCATCCGGTACAGGGGCGGCAAGTAGCTCTAGCCCATCGGCTACCACCAGCGGGAACGTTCCCACCGGAGGCGTACTGGCATTCGCCATCTATGGGGATTCCGGATGGGGACAGGCGGTAAGCCCAGCGTCCGGGTATACCGCCCGCTCGTATCAGCCGTACGTGGGCGGCTCCGGGATGCCCGTCCACGTTGCCACGAAGGATGTAGCTCCATCTTCGGGCGCGACGTATACCGCCACCACCGTAGTCAGCGGCTCTACGGGATGGGGCGAAATTGCGCTGGTCTACAAGCTGGACACCGGCCCTCCGCCAGCGGATGAAGACTTCGATGGCGCAGCATTCGACTCCGTCGCCTTCGAGTCCACCACGTCTGCGATCCAGGCCACGATCACGGCTGCGGGTGCGGCGTCTGCCAGCTTCGTTACCGCGCCGCGCCACCGGGCCATCATCTCTGCGGCCGGTGCGGGCGCAACCTCTGTCACGGTACGCCAGAGGCAGCGGGCCACCATCACCGCTGCGGGAGTCGGTAGCTCATCTGTCACCGCACGCCAGCGACAGCGGAACACCGGAGCCCTGACGGGCGCGGGGACTACGAGCTTCCAGGCCAGGCAGCGGCAACGGAACACCGGCACCTTTGCCGGAGCCGCCAGTACGAGCTTCGTGGCCCGTGTGCGCTGGCAAGCTACCACAGCCGCTACGGGCGGTAGCTCTACCAGCTTCGCGGGGAGGCAGCGACTCCCGGCCACGATCACGGCCACCGGGCCATCTTCTACCAGCCTCACGGCCAGCTACACCGGGCCAGGGATCAGCTTCTACGGTGCGGGCGTAGGCTCCACCAACGTCTCTGCCTACCCACGCTGGCGGCTTCCCCTGGCAGCCACGGGCGCGGGTACCTCCAGCTACGTAGCCAGGATCCGGTGGCGCACCACGGAGACGGCTACGGGCGTGGGCTCCGTCACGGTGGCTGTCCGACTCAAGCGCAATGCCACCCTGAGTGCGTCAGGATCGGGCGCTAGCGCGGTTACCGTACGGATGAGGCTCCCTGCCTCATTTGCATCCACAGGCGGCTCTACGGCCAACGTGGTAGCTCGTACGCGGTACGCCGTCACGATCACGGCCACAGGCACGGGCTCCACCAACCTCACCAGGCGGCTCCGCCTCCGCAACACCATCGCGGTAGCTGGCGCGGGATCCTCCGCCGTCACGGTCACCTACCGGCCACCACCGGGCCAGGGAGGCGGCAACCTTCAGGGCGCTGGCGCTACGAGCTTCGCGGCCACGGTACGCACGCGGGCCACGATCACGGCCATCGGCGTCTCCGCCGTCTTCACGCAGACGCGAGTCAAGCGAGTTGGCACGATCAGTGCCGCGGGCGCAGGAACCGCGCAACTAAGCTCACGCCTCCGCCTTCGTAGCACGGGCGCTTTTCCCGCTGGTGCCACTACGCTCCTGGCCGCACGGGCGCGGTACCGGCAGTCCGGAGCTTTCACGGGAAGCAGCCTCACCAGCCTGAACGGGCGCGTCTACAGCCGTCTGGCGGGTGGGCTCACGGGCGCTAGCTCTACGAGCTTCACGGCCACGCTCCGGGGAGAGATTGTGGGCCAGCCTGGGGATGTAGGCGTGGGCGCTGGCCCGGATCGTGGACTCGTGGGTGCGGGCGTGGCCGGGATGGCTGTGGGGAGCGGCGGAGCGGTACGGTTACGCTCTGGTGTGACGATGGGTGGAGTCGGAGTCGGTTCCGGGAAAGTGAGTGGGCTCTGATGCCGATCAGCGCAGACGTACCGAAGTACCAGATCATGGACGTGGTGCCGTTGGGCAATCCCACCTGGATCGAAGGCGCGGGAGCCTTCACGGACGTGGCGGGAACGGCCACCAATCCAACCTCAGCGACTCTGACGGTGGTTCCCCCACCGGAGTCGGAAGTCAACCCCACCACGTATAGCTGGCCCGCTGGCACTCCGGCGCTGGCGCAAGAGGCGGCCGGACGCTTCTACGCCAACCACCGAGTCACGGTGCCCGGCCTGTGGCACTACCGACTCGCTGGTGTGGGCAACGTGGAACAAGCAGACGAAGGCAGATTTTGGGTAGAGCCCTCACAGGTGGTGAATAGCTGAAATGCCTCCGATCATCCTCCCCACGCCGCCGCCGCAGACTCGGGTACCGGAGCGGTTCCCGATGGGACGACTCCACGCACCGGACAGCCGGGATCTGGCCTACCGCGCCTCCGCCGTCCAGCCGATCCGGGCGGGCGGGCCACTGAAGCTCCGCAAACACCGGATCTTCCTCCCCGCCGCTCCCCCATTGCGCTGGCGCGAGCAGGGATCCCGAAGCTCTTGCACGGAAGAGGCGGCCACCAACCGGCTGTGCGGCTGGCCTAACCCGCGTCCCCTGGCGAGTCTTCCGTACGCCCACTATGCGCTCTATGCGCGGAATCAAGAGCTAGACGAATGGCCGGGCTCTGAGCTTGTGCCACCGTTCTATGAGGGAAGCAGCGGACGTGCGGCGTGTCGATCCCTCCGGGAGCTTGGCCTGATTACGGAATGGTGGAACGCCACCACGGTGGATGAGCTACGAGCGTTGCTCCTGGCAGACACCACGGATTGGGCGGTAGCTGGCCCGGTCACCATCGGCACCAACTGGTACGACTCCATGTTCTCCCTGGAGGATCGCTACCTTCAGATCGGGCCACGGGCACGCATGATCGGCGGCCACCAAACGTGCCTGATCGGAGCCAACGATAACTCGGAGACGTTCTACGGCATCAACTCCTGGCCAGATATGCGGCTCTACCGGATCCGGTATCCCCTGATGCGGCGGCTCCTGGAGGCTGAGGATGGGGACGCACAATTTATGGTGGAAGTCCCGCTCAACCCGAAGCGAACCGCGATCAATCCCCTGGAAGGCGTGCTGGACTTCGGGGATGGCCAGAGTCAACCAACGGTGAGCGGGAGCCTCTTGCCTCCTGAGAAGTACGGAGCCTTCCGATGGGCGGCATGACTGCGAATGCGAAGGCGTTTACCTGGACGGATCAACGCCTGGAGGCGGCAAGGCTTCTGGGGGAAGGTGATCTGGAAGGCGTACAGATTGCAGAGCGGGTGGGTGTCCACCTGGCTACGCTGTACCGCTGGCGGGACGTTCCCGCCTTCATGGAGCGGGTGAAGTCCGCTGCGGTAGAGGCGGAGGATGCCGTGGTGTCCCGTGGTTTGGGCCGCAAGGGACGCCGCGTAGGGCTCATGTCTCACCATGTGGGGCTCCTGGATCGGATCGTCACGGAGCGCGGGAAGCACTATGCCCAGGCGTACCCGGATGTGCCTGGCGCTGGTACCGGGCTCCTGACGCTAGAGGAAACCGTGGTGAAGCAAACGACGAAGAGCTTTCGTGGTGTGCGGATCCAGGAGGAAGTGACTCAGCGGAAGTGGAGCGTAGACGCCGCGCTGATCCGGGAGCATCGTGCCTTGCTCATGCAGATCAGTAAGGAAGTGGGCGGGATCGTAGATCGGACGATGAACCTCAATGTCAACGTTGACGCGGACAGCGGAAGTGAGCCGCCCCCGGATCTGGAGTCCCTCAGGCGAGAAGTCCTGGGCAGACTTGCTCCCGGAGATGAGCGAAAAGCAGCAATTACGGTTACTGCGCTCCCTGTGCCCGAATGACACGGCGGCGGAACGATCCGCCCTCCGCCATGATTGGCGCTTCTGGGGACGCGGCAAGCAACAGGAACCGCCTGGCACCTGGACGATCTGGCTGGTGCTGGCTGGCCGCGGCTTCGGGAAGACACGCACGGGCGCTGAGTGGTTCACCCGGCGCATGATGAGCGGGCGCTACGGCTCAGGAGCCATTGTGGGCTCCACAGCGGCCGATGTGCGCGATATCCAGGTAGAAGGGGAGAGCGGCCTACTCAACGTGGGTAACCCCGCTCTCCGGCCAAAATACGAGCCTTCGAAGCGCCGCCTCACCTGGCCAAATGGCGCTGTGGCTAGCACCTTCTCCGGGGATGAGCCCGATACCCTCCGTGGCCCTAACCGTGGGACGGCGTGGGTGGATGAGTTGGCGAAGTACCGCTATGCACAGGAGACGTGGGACAACCTGGAGATGGTGCTGAGAACGGGGAGCGATCCCCGTGTGTGCATCACCACCACGCCACGGCCGACTCCCCTGATCCGGATGCTGATGAAGGATCCGGATACCGTCATCACCAGAGGCTCTACCGATGAGAACAGAGGCAACCTGGCCCCTGCCTTCGTAGAGCGCATCTACCGCCGCTATGAGGGGACTCGCCTGGGCCGCCAGGAGCTAGAGGCGGAGCTACTGGATGACGCACCTGGATCCCTGTGGAAGCGTGTTCAGCTAGACGCACTCCGAGTCCGCAGATGGCCGGAGCTACAGCGGATCGTGGTGGGCGTGGATCCGCAGGGGAAGAAGAGCGAGCGGGAGCTATCCGCCATCCAGGAGATGGGTGGGGAGGGACAGCACGCCACCGGGATCGTGGTGGTGGGCCGCGCCGTGGATGGCCATCTCTACGTGCTGGATGATCGGACGATCAACGGGCTTCCCCCTGAGTGGGCGCTGGCCGCGGTGAACGCCTACCGCCGATGGGAGGCGGATCGGCTGGTAGTGGAAATCAACCACGGTGGGGACATGGTGACTCACACCATCGGGACGGTGGATGCGACCGTACCTATGCGGAAGGTGACAGCCTCCCGTGGGAAGTGGGTACGGGCTGAGCCGGTGGCCATGCTCTACGAGCAGGGGAGAGTCCACCATGTGGGGAGCTTCGCTGAGCTAGAGGATGAGCAATGCAGCTTCACCCCTGATGGCCTGGTAGGTGGTGGAAGCCCTAACCGAGTCGATGCGCTGGTATGGGCCATCACGGATCTGGCGCTGAGTGGCGAGTACACGGCCGATGCGTGGTAGCAGATCAGACAGGTACGGGAGAGCGGGTGTCTTGCTGCACCCTCAATCCATCCACCTACAGCGGGGTAAACACCCTGGCTGTACGGTTTTGGCATGAGAGAGGGTGTCTAGTCTAATGACAAACGGACTGCCGCGCCTGAGCGAGCTTCCGCTGAACACGGAGCCGGAGGCATGGCCCCCGCGTGCCTGGCGGGAGCGAGTGGAGAAGCCCTCTACGCCGTGGGAGGCAGGGACTCGCAATCCCTCCGCTAGCCCGGAGAAGAGCGCCGCGATCATCCCTGTCCCGGATCCGGCGCAGCCTTCCCGGAGTCGGTACCTCACCACGGCGGAGCTTCGCTCAGAGCGCCGGGCTCCCTGGATGAAGAGCCTGGTAGCGGACGTGGTGAAGCAGCTTGCCATCGTGGGCAATCAGCTACCCATGGGGCGCACCGGAAGTGGGCTCCTGAGCTACGGGAGCTTTGGCCCCTGGTATGCGCCACAGTGGCGAGCGGGAGACACCTTCGATTACGCCGCGAGTGTGCAGTACGGGCGCTCTAACTCCATCGTGTGGGCGTGCCTCAACGCCATGGCCAACGCCTTCCCTGAGGCACCACCCATCGCCTACCGGGCGGATAGCGATGATGGGGAGAAGCCAGAGCCGCAGCATCCCGCGGCGCTCCTGATCCGCCGCCCTAACCCGCATATGTCCTGGCCGCTCATGGCGAGCTACCTGATGGTGAGCCTCCACCTGGATGGCTCCGCCTACTTCTGGAAGCAGCGGGCCGGGAACAAGAAGCCCATGGCCCTGTGGCCTATCCCCCCGTGGCAGATCGTCCCCGTGTGGCCTGAGGAAGCCACCACGGAGAATTACGTGATCGGTTACGAGTACACGCCACCTGGCCAGGGAGAGCCCATCTTCCTGGATGCTTCCGAAGTGGTGCATCTGCGGCGCATGGTGGATCCGGAGAACCACCGACTCGGGCTGAATGCCCTCTTCCCCGTGTTCCGGCAGATCTTCACGGATGAGGAAGCCGCGGCGTTCACAGCCGCCATGCTCAAGAATTTCGGCGTCCCTGGCGTGGTGCTGAGCCCGAAGCCCGCGGCCGATCAGGCGGGAGTCCGGGTGACGGCGGCGGATGCGCGGCGCTGGAAAGAGGCGTTCAAAACCAACTTCAGCGGAGACAACCGCGGAGAGCCCATGGTGATGGCGCTCCCGATGGACGTGTCCGTAGCGAGCTTCTCCCCGCAACAGATGAGCTTTGAGGCGTTGCACCGGATCCCGGAGACGCGGATCTGTGCCGTGCTGAATGTGCCTCCCTCCGTGGCTAACCTCCTGGCTGGCCTGGAACACAACACCTACAGCAATAACCGGGAACAGCGGGAAGCCTTCTATCAGCAGACCATGACTCCGCTGTGGAGGCTGGTGGCGGAAGAGCTTACCCGGACGCTCATGGTGGACTTTGAGCGGGATCCCGCGAAGGTGCGGCTTGACTTCAACACCAACGAAGTGAAGTCCCTCCAGGAGAACGAAAACGAGAAGATGACGCGCATCCGGGAGTTGACGGGTGGCCCGATCCTGACGCTCAACGAAGCGCGGGACGCGGCTGGCTACCCGGCGCTGCCGGACGGAGATGCGCTCTACATCCCCTCCACCGTGGTGCTGACTCAGATCACGGATCTGATCCCGCCGGAGCCTGAGCCCGGAGCCCTGCTTCCCGATGGCACACCCGATCCCAACGCTCCCCCGCTGCCGGAGGATCAGGCGGCCGCCGATGAGGAAGACGATACGGATGGCCTGGTAGCTACGGTGGAAGCCATCACACAGGCGGGATGGGATGGGGAGCCCGTCTACAAGAGCCTCCAGGGGGATCCCGTTGGCCCGGAAGTCCTGCTCAAAGCGTCGTATTCGTCCGAGGTAAGCCGTTTGCGGAAGAGCCTGGAGGATGAGGCGACTCGGGAGCTTCGGGCGTTCCTGACGGCGCAGATGAAGCGCACAGCCACCCGTGCCGCACGGAGCCAGAAAGCCTTTGTGGATGCGGCGCTGATTGGCCCGACTGAGATACGGGCGCTCCGGCGGGTGTTGGAGCCGCTGTACCTGAAGACGCTCCAATCCATGACGGGGATCACGTCCCGTACCCTCCGGCGCACGGTGCAGCTAGAGCGGGAGGCGGAGAAGGCTTTCATCCGGGATGCGGGCTGGCGGATCCGCCGCATCAATGAGCGCACCCGCCGGGCGGTACGCCGCGTCATGGCGCTGAGCCGGGAGAAGGGATGGGATGGTGCCCGGACGGCTCAGGAGCTAAGCAAGCTCGCCGCGTTCAACGAAGCACGGGCGCTCACCATCGCCCGGACGGAGATAGGCGAGATGACCAATCAAGCCGCCCAAACCGTCTTCGAACGGAGCCGCACGGTGACTCATGTGGAATTCTTCGATAGAGAGTCGGATGAGTTGTGCAAGGGCTGGAATAGGAAGGTGCTTCCCCTGGCCGCGGCCCGGAATGTGCCGATGCTCTTCCACCCGAATTGCTCACAGCAGCGTTTCCCGGTAGTCAAGGAGGAAGGCGATGGCGAGCGGTAAGGTGGAGAAGCCGGAGAAGCCGGAGCGGGAATTCTTCCCACCTGGCCAGATCCTCAGGCTGTACCCGGACTACGTGGCATTCGTCACGGCGGATCGCGGGGAGGCATTCGTCAATCCCTCCATGGTGGTGGCTGTCATGGCCATGGAGACGCCGGAGGGAGAGCCACCCGCCTGTAACCTCCTGATGAATGGGGGGCACGCCATCACCGTAGCCGTGGACGCAGCCGCCGCAGCGGAGATGCTGGAAGGTGAGAGCGATTAGGTACCTGGCCGCGTGGTGGCACAGATTCCGCTATTGGCGTGGCCAGGAGAATGACTTCCGCCAGTGGGAGCGCCGCCAGGAGCGGCAGCACGGTTACTAGATAGTCCCTCCCTCTGCATCCTGTCCCCCTTCCTGCCCCCTAGCCCCCAGAGCCCATCCCTCTGGGGGCTAGGGATTCTGGGCAATTTCCAGATTGCTCCCCGAAACCTATTGACTCCACTTCCTCACCCTGGTATATTGTAGGTGCAGGGCGGACGGAACGAAGGAGAACGAAGATGAACGCGGTTACTCGGGCGCTGGTGGCAAAGCAGTACGCGGAAGGTGTGGCGGTTCGTGCGGCGTTCGATGCGCTGATGCTGGATCAGGAAGTCTCCTGGGCGGAGATTGACGCCGCTAACCCGATGCCCGCCTACGTCTGGAAGATCAAGGAGAGCGCCCGGCTCTACTCCCTGGATCGTGCCTACCGCCTGGGCTACGTGGACACCTACACGGGGGAGGATGACGATACCGAAGCCGCCATCGAGCGCAGCAATGACGCCTGGGCTTCCCGTGTCTTCGGTGGGGATCCGCCCAACGCCTTCTAAGCCCCCAGGAACACCCTCCGCCCGGTGCGGCGGAGGGAGCCGCTAAGCCTCTTTTCAACTTTTACCCACCAACGCTCAGGAGCCAGCCAGTGACCAGCTACAAGACTCGGACGGGTGCCCACTACTTCTACTTCGATACCAGCGGCGTGGTGTCCGGGATCGGGGAGAAGGATTTCACCATCCACACGGGCGCGATGCCGGTTCCTGACAGCTACGGGGCGGAAATCCAGCGTGGCCCCTTCCTCACGCTCACCTACTCCAAGGGGCTGAAGCGCCGCCCGACTCTGGGCCAGAAGCTCCGCATCACCGCGATTGACTACCGCCGGGATGGCATCCACCGGATCTACGCTGAGGATTGGTCTGAGCCTGAGGCACTCACCACCAGCGTTCCGGAGAAGCTCCCGTACTACGGGGTACCGATTGATGATCGTCCCCTGTGCGGGATCTGCGGAACCGTTCCCCTGGCAGACAACGGGGATTGCCCATGCTGCACGCTACACCAATGCACTTGCAGGGAAGGAAACTAGGATGGCAGAGCTTCAGCGGATCCATGTGAGCTACACGGCTATCGATGGCGCTTCGAAGTACCGCAGCTTCAAGACACTGGAGGGAGCCCGGCGCTTCGCTCAGGAGTGGGTGGGTGAGACGCCGGAGATGGGGAGCTACTACGCCATCTCCGGTGACGGGATCGGAAAGGTGATGGTTCGCGGCGCAACACTCCAGGAGCTTTTCCCGAAGCTCTCCAGCTAGCCCACCGTTACCGATTGCACCACAGGGGCTCCCTTCGGGGGAGCCTTTTGTATGTGGCACTCTGGGACGGCAATTTTCTTGACCAACTCCGCTCTACGCCGTGCTATCTTGTTCAGGTAAAGGAGCCCTGAGCATGGTTGCTATGCCGGCGGTGGATCTGGAGTTGTCCGAAGACTCGGATGGGATGATGCGGCCAAAGTTGCAGGTTGCGAGCTTGCAGCTAGCGCCGTATCAGCGGCCACCGGGGGCAAAAGACTCGGAGTACATCGCTACCCACTTCAATCCTCATGCGTGCCAGGCGCTCTCTGTGAGCCACCGGGACGGGATCTACTGGCTGGTAGACGGACAGCGGAGGCGGGATGCGTTGGTCATCCTGAAGATTGCAGCGTGGGACTGCTACCTCTACACCGGGATGACGTATGAGCAGGAAGCGAGCCTCTTTTCCGTCCTGAATTCATCCCGTCCCGTAACCCAGGCGCAGCGGTTCAAGGCGGATCTAGAGGCGGGAGAGCCAACCGCCGTAGATGTGCGGAGGATCGTCCAGGCCAGAGGGATGGCGCTCTTCGGGAACGCCAGAGCGAGACACCCAATCAAGTGCGTGGTTCCGCTTCGAAGGATCTACACCTTCCACGGGGAAGCCGGTATGGAATGGATTCTGGATACGCTTCTGGAGGCGTGGCCGGATCATCGCGTAGCTCCCTTGCGCGGGGAGTTTGTCTCCGGCCTAGAGCAGTTTTACGCCCGATACAAGGATGTAGCGGAGCGGAAGCGAGTAGTAGATCGGCTCAAAGCGTTTACGCCTGGACAGATTCTCGCCGCCGTGGGATCACAACTCACCAACAGTATGGATGTGCGGATTGGGAAGTACGTCCGGGAGTTGTACGTCTCCAACGCTGACGGGAAGGAATCCGCCCGCTACTTACTTCCTGAGTGGCCGCAGCGATCCCGTAGGTAGCTCTTCGTTGGCGTCCTGCTACACTGTGCGGTAGCCTTTACGCCGTACCGAATAGCACAAGTGGCCCCTTTCCCGGAGAACGTGCCCGTTCCGGGGGAGGGGCTTTTGTCATGCCGTGGACGGCTCGTGATGCTGACAGGCACGTACGGAACCTCACTCCGCAGCAACGGCGGGTGTGGGCCAGAGTGGCGAATGGTGCGCTCACCCGCTGCACCACAGGTGGCGGCACTACCGATGCCTGTGAGGGCCGGGCCATCCGGCAAGCCAACGCGGTAGCTCGCCGCGTCCCGAAGAAGGGGCTCCCTCTGGGACTCGCCCAGGCGAAGAATTGGGCGGGCGCTCCCGATCAGGAGAGCTTCAAGCTTGATAAGGAGAGTGCTGGCTACGTGGAAGCCGCCTTCTCCCTCTTCGGGAAGATCGACTCGGATCGGGACATTGTGGAGCCCACGGCGTTCAAGAACGGCCAGGAAATCCCCCTTGTGTGGGCGCACGATTGGCAGCGTCCCGTAGGGAAGGGGAAGATCAGCGTAGAGAAGGATCGGGCCATCTTCAAGGGCTCATTCTTCCTCAACACCAACTCCGGCCGTGACGCCTACGAAACCGTCAAGGCCATGGGTAACCTCCAGCAATGGTCATGGGGCTTCCGGGTGACGGATGCCTCCATGGACACGGTGGACGGGGAACACATCCGCCGGATCAAGTCCGCTGACGTGTTCGAAGTCTCCCCCGTGCTGGTGGGAGCCAACCGCGAGACTCATACCGTCGCCATCAAATCTGCGGAGATGATGGATGACGGCTCAGACATTGACGATGAGGCGCTCTCTGTGCTTCTGGACGCCGTGGGTGAGGGGATGGATGACGATCCTCCCGAAGACACGGACGACGATGAGAAGAGCGCACGCCTGACGATGGAAGAGGAAGCCGATGTGGCGCTTGTGACCACAGAGGGCTTTACTTCCCGCCTCAAGGATCTTGTGTCCCTCAGGCATTCGGAAGGCAAGGTGGGCCGGGCCATCTCTTCGGCACGACTCCAGCGGTTGAACACCCTGGAAGAGAGCCTGAGGGCCGCCGCCAATCACATCCGTGATCTGGTGGCAGAGGCTACGCCCAAAGATCCCGAAGGGGACGAAGACGAAGCCGCACCGAAGAAGCCGAAGGCGAAACCCACTAGCGATAGTGACGACGCCGGGAAGGCAGACGCGGCGGCCGTGCTTCGTAAGCTCCGCCTCCAGACGGAACGCTTCCGTACCGCAGCACTGAGTCACACTGGAGAAAAGCACGATGCCTAGGGCACTGGCGGAAGTCCTGGAAGAGCAGACGGCTCTCCTGGAAGACATTTCCAAGAAGTACGATGAGGCGGGCGAGTCCCCCTCCGATGACCAGATCAAGGCCATCGAAGATGCGAATAAGCATCTGGAACAGATCGAAGGCGAGCGCAAGTCCGCGGAGAAGTGGGAAGGCGGCCGCGAGAACGCCCGTCAGCAGTTGGAGAAGCTCCGGGCTCCGGGCGAGCATCTCCCCACCGGAACGCCCGGCGTCAAGGCGTCCGGTGCGAAGGCGGAGGCTCCCCGCTACATCCGGATGGGCACCATCGGAACCGCGTTCCTCAAGAATGCGCTCTGGAATGAGTGGTTCACGAAGAATTTCCCCCACGGCCAGGTGAATGAGAAGCTCCGGGTAGAGTCCCCGGCCGTCACCTTCGGGGAGGATGAGTACCAGGCGTACTTCAAATCCATCATCGACGGGCGAGTCCCGCGTGGTGGAGCCGGAGCCGCCATGGCCCGTGAGCAGGAGATGAAGACTCTTGTCACTGGCCTGGACAACGCCTCCGGCGGCGCACTGATCCTCAGCCAGCAGCTTCCCATGTTGGATCTGCCGCTCCGTCCGTTGGGGATCCGGGACGTAATCACCGTGGGCCAGACCAGCACGGACACGCTGGAGTACCCGATGGTGACCGGATTCACCAATAACGCTGCGGCCGTGGCGGAGGCAACCGCTACCGCGGGCGCTTCCGGTACGAAGCCGGAGTCGGGCTTCGCGCTGAGCCGCACGTCCACCACGGTGAAGACCATTGCCCACTGGATCCCGGCCACGAAGCGTGCGCTTGCGGACGCGGGCCAGGTGCGGACGATGATCGATAACTTCCTCCGCTATGGGCTGGCGGAAGAGTTGGAAGATCAGATCATCGCGGGGAACGGCGCAGGGGAGAACCTCCTGGGGATCCTCAACACGCCCGGCCTGACGGCTCAGGCGTATGACACCAACGTGCTTACCACCACCCGGAAGGCGCGTACGAAGGTGCGGATCACGGGCCGCGCCAACCCGACTGCCTACCTGATGAATCCCCTGGACTGGGAAGCCCTGGATCTTCTCCAGGACAATGAGGGCCGGTACTACTACGGTGGCCCTACCGTCCTGGGCTCTCCCCGCCTCTGGGGGCTCCCGGTGGTGGAGAACGAAGGGATGCCGGTGGGCCGGGCGCTGGTGGGTGATCTGCGCCAGGTGGTTCTCTGGGATCGTGAGCAGGCGTCCATCCAGGTGACGGACAGCCACGCTGACTTCTTCATCCGTAACATGGTGGCCATCCTGGCGGAGATTCGGGCCGCTCTGGGTATCCTCCGCCCGGCCGCCATCGTGGATGTGGATCTCACCCCGTAGCCGATCCAAACAACGCTCAACGTAGGAGCTAGACCATATGGCCTATCTGAACGCTGCACAGGGGTACGCACGGGAGGAAGTGGCGGGAGAGCTAACCTCTCCCGGCGCTCCCGCCGCCGGGAACGATGAAGTCTGGACGGTGGCCACCACGGGGACTCCCACGGGTGGCACCTTCCGGCTCAGCGTGGGCGGCCGTCCTACCGCGGCCATCGCCTACAACGCTGCCGCCGCTGCCGTAGAGGCTGCCGTGGAAGCCATTGGGGCTGTGGGAGCGAATGTCACGCCGGGTGGTGGCCCGCTGCCTACCGGCGTGACGCTCACCTTCACTGGCCCGCGTGGGCGGAAGAGCCTGGGCGCTACTTACCTGGCTGTCTTCTCCAACGATCTGACGGGTGGCACCACGCCCACGCCCACGGTGACGCGCACCACGCCGGGTGTGCTGGCCACGGGGAGGGGCGCTCCCCGTGGGGCTCGCCTGGTGCGGCTGGACACCGGAGTCGTCCACTACAACGCCGGGACGGCTACGGCTCCCACCTGGACACCCATGTAATGCAGACTCGCCCACCGGGTGGAGTCACGGGTGGCCCGATGGCGCTGCGCTATCGTGGCCTGGTACGGGTGAATAACCGTGGACTCTGCCCGGTGTGCGGGCTCCGGCACGCCGTGTGCCAGAATCCGGCACAGCCGGAGTTGCTGTATCCGCCTCTGGATCCCCGAAGCGTTCCCCTCCGGCCGGAGCTTCGATTCAATCCGCCGGAAGAGCCGATGCGGGAGGCTGCAATGCCACTGGTGCGATCCATGGATCTGACGGGAAGACCACAGATGAACCGCGGAGACTACACCGCAGACAGACGCCTCTACCTGGACAACCAGGGAAAGGTAGTTGAGGCAAAAGATCCGGGAGCCGTCTCCCTTCTGGTGAATGAGGGTGGCGTGGTTCCGGCTCAGCGTGCCATGGAGCTAGGACTCGTGAGCGAAAACGACGCACGGCAGACGGAGCCCGGCGCTCCGAAGACCACGTACACCGTCCATGGCCCCGGCCCGGACGATCCCGGAGTCTTCTACGATGACGGGACTCCCAACACGCCCGCGGGGAACGAAGGCGTCAGCGACGTGAAGAGCCCCCGCTCCGTGGATCGTGAGAAGCACCTGGCCGCAGACGTGCAGCACCGAGTCCCGGCAAGCATGGCTCCGGCCATGGACGAGTCGGGCCGGAGCCGCGTGGACGCAGAGCCGTCCGGCCGTACCGATCCCCGCTCCGTCCGTTCCGGCGGAGACATGGACGCGGCGGAGAAGGATGCCGTTGATCCTGAGGAAGAGAATCGCAAGGTGGGTGCGAAGTCTGCGGCTCCGGCGGAGGATAAGGCTCAGGCCGCTCCGGAGACGAAGAATAGCAGCCGTGGGCGTCCGGCCCGCTAAGAACGCGCTACGGGCATCCTGAGCGGCTACAGAGGCTATGGCGCGGTATTGCTCCGTCCAGGACGTGGCTGATTTGGTGGGCCGGGACTTCTCCGGCCTAGAGCAACACGTCACCGATCAAGTGATCCAGGCGGCCGAAGCGTGGATCGATCTGCGGAATGGGCGGAGCTTCGATATCGCCAGCGTAACGGAGCGAATCACGGCCACGCAGGACTCGCTCTACCTCTCCAATGTTCCGGTTCAGAACGTGGTGAGCGTAGAGGTACGCACCCGTGCGCCGGGGGACAGCTACACCAACATCTCAGACGCCTGGGAGTTGATCGACTCCACGGAAGGGCTCCTGAGTGTGCCCGGCTATGCCGGGATGGAAGTCTTTGTAGAGTATGTCCCCGCCTCCGGCGTCAATCCCCTGCTTCGGGAGGCGGCGCGGCGGCTGACTCTTCTGTGGCTCCGGCCTAACCTCCTGGACGCTCCGCCCGGTACGGTCACCTACCGCGTGGGCCAGGATCTTTCGATCAGCTTCGATCAGAAAGCCATCCCCGCGGACATTGTGGAGATGGTGGACTCGCTCGGCGGCGGAAGGATGGCGTTTGCGTGAGCGCCGCCATGCTGGATAAGGCCAACGTCTACGGGCCATCCACCGATACGGGCGAGTACACCATCCCCCTGAAAACCGGGCTCCGCTGTGATCTGATGCACCTGGACGTAGGCGCGGCCCGGAACGCCATGGATCGTGAGGGGCTCGCTCAGGGACGCCGACTCCGGTGGGAGCGTGGCTACCAGATGCCGGAGGATGTGCGACTCGTCTGCCGGGGAGCCCTGTGGCAAGCCGTAGCCGGGACGTTCGCCACCATCCGCGGGCCATCCAACACACCCGTAGAGCGTGCGTGTGAGCTACGCTTGATCCCCGGTGGAGTCATCCCGGATGCCTAGCCTGATCCTCTCCGTCCTGGGGGAAGAAGCCATCCTGGAGGCGTTGAAGGATCACCGTGAAGGGGCTCAGGTGATCGGCCGCCTGGATGCCGCGATTGGAGCTAGTGCGCCGTATGCGGGCTACGTCCACGGCGGTACCTCCCGGATGCCAGCACGGCCGTTCCTCTCCAACGCCATCGCCAAGAATGCGCCGCGATTTGAGCAAGAGCTTGCAGACGCGGTACCGAAGGGCGGTACGGCTACAGCGCGGGCGCTGCTTACGGGGACGAACCAGATCCTTGACGATGCGCGGGCTGAGGCTCCCGTCCGTACCGGCTACCTTCGTGGCTCCCTCTATGTGAAGCTCGGAGGGATTGGTGGCTGAGTGGAACGCGGCCGCCGCACTCCAGGCGGTAGAGAACACCATCATTGCCGCCCGGCCGGGGACGGTGGTGACGTACGGCTCCCCTACCAACGTGGCCGGGCGCGTGGTGGTGTACCTGGGGCTACTTCCTACGCTGAGCCGTCCGGCGGCAAGCTCTGGGTTGAGGGATCGGACGATCCGGATCTTTATCGGTTTCGGCTACCGGATCGATCCCAACAATCCCGCGGCCGCGAAGCCGGTAGAGATGGCCATGTGCCAACTCGTAGATTTGTTCCTGGAAGCCTTCGAAGAAGATCGGAGCTTCGGCGGAGTCATCTCCGGTGCGTCCATCGAAGAGGATCTGACGCGACAGCTTACCTACGCCCAGTTTGCGACTCAGGAGTTTCGGGTGGTGCCGTTTATCCTGAGTGGTGTCCAGTCTCGGACGTTCACACTCTAGAGAGGGAGCCATGGCCGATCTACTGAAGTACCGCTATACCGGGGGCCGGGACGTGAACGGACTCCCCACACTGTCCCTGACTCACCCCGTCTACGGCGGTATCCCGGCTAGGGATCTGTACGAGTCGGACGTGGCGCAGATGACGGCGCTGGATGAGCGCATGGGTGGGGAGCCCACGTATAGCTCCGTGGTGGGCTACCTGGATACCTCCCCGCTCTATGCGAAGGTAACCCAGAGCGAAGCCCGCTCCGCAGTCAAGGAGCGTGGGGACGGCGTAGAGACGCCGGACGATGGCAACCGTAGCTCACCCGGTTTGCCGGATGAGCAACTGGCACAGGTGGATCCTCCGGGCTCCGCTGGCGCTGGCCCGATGGGTGCGATCCCCTCCGGGCCGCCTACCGATGCCGAAGCGCAGATGGCCACGGAGCGGGCGCTGGCCGCTGACAATCCCGCGATCAGTGACAATCCGCCGCCGTCGCGGCGTGGAGGTAAGGGCTAATGCCGGGCGAGCTTTGGCGTGAGGTACTCCAGATCGGGAAAGAGACAACGGCCGGGACGGGTGTTCCGGCTACCCGGAAGATCTACACCCGGAACGTCTCTTTCATGCGCTCACGGGCTAGCCGCCCGCAGCGGTTCGCCACCGGCACGCGAGACAACGTGCGGGCGCACACGCAGGGGCCGGTAGAGGCTGGCGGCTCCGTGGTGGTGCCTGTCTCCGCCGATGAGATTATCGAATGGCTCCTGATGGGCGTTCAGGGTGGAGTCACTCCAACGGCGGCGGGTGGCGCTCAGCTATGGGTGTTCAAGCCGGGGCTCACGCTGGACTCGGCCACCATCGAACGAAACGACGGAGCCCGGACTCAGCGACTCGTGGGCGCTCAGGTGAACCAACTCACCATCGCGGGCTCCGTGGGTGGTGAGAACCTGGCCACGATGGAGCTTTTCGCCCAGAACCGCGAAGAGGGGATCACCCTTACCACGGCGCTGACGGATCGCTCCCCTACCTTCTTCGAAGGCTGGCAGACGAACGTTTACATCGACAACTTTGGCGGGACGGCGGGTACCACCATCCTGACGGGGAGTCTGGTGGAGTGGAACATCACCGTTAATAACCAGATGGGCCGCGTCTATACCGCCAACAATACGCTGGCCGCCTCCGCTGTCTCCATCGGGGAGCTAGAGATTTCCGCTAGCTTCCGGATGATGGCCACGGCCGCCGCGGTGGCCACCGAAATCGCCAACTGGGACTCGGACACAAAGCGACTCGTTCGCCTGGAGTTTCTGGGGCCAGCAAACGAGATTGGCGGTAGCTCCCGCCGGTACCTCACCATCGATCTTCCCGGCGCGTGGACTTCCCCGGATCCCAACCAGGACGAAGCCGGGATCCGTGCCTGGAGTTTCCCGTTCCAGTACGTCTATGATCCGGCGCTGGCGGCCGGTATCGTGTTCCGGGCCAATAACGCCCGTGCTACCGCCTGGGGAGCCGCATAGGGGCTCAGGGGAAGCCCCCCGATCCTGGGCTACTGTCTGCCTGGCCAACGCCGTCTCTTCGGGGACGGCGTTGGCACGTCAAGTCTCCGGAGTGAGCATGGACTACGATCCCCGCTGCCCGTTCTGCCGGAAGAAGCTCGCTGTCTTCCTCAGCCGCCCATGGCAGATACAATGTCCCCGGTGCAAGCGCATCGTAGGGGAGGGCCATGGCGGAGCAGACAACGGATATCGTGATCTACCCGAAGGGCCAGGAACCGATCCGTCTACCACAGAACCAGATCCGGACTTTCGATCTGCGGTTGAGCGGCTACACGCTGAAGAATTTCCTGGACTACACGCAACCGCTGGATCCTCCGGCGTACGCCGTGCTGAAGGTGGAGTACGAAGACGGACGGCGTGAGACGTTCAGCTTCAGCCGGGATGGCTACGCGGCGGATCATGCGCCAGACGATCCCGCTGGTGGACTCCTCATCCGGGCGGATAACGTCCAGCGGTTGACGGGATAGCCGCACCGGAGTACACTGAGGGCGCGTCCTCCTGACAAGGCCGCCACGGAGAGCCCGGCTCTGAGAGGGGAAACCCTGAGAGAGCCGGGTTTTCTGATTCCCGGCAGATTGGGGGCTTGACTCCACTTCCCTAGTGTGGTACATTGGTTGTGGAGGGACACCACAATGACCATTCGTAAGAACCGGGCCACCCACATCGCGGATGCCATGTACGCACAGGGGAAGGCGTCCGGCTACAACCACTCCGCCAACGTCCTGCGGACTCTGGTGCGGGACATGGAGGCAGCCGGGTACCTCAGCGATCTGGCCGCGTCCGGGCTTCGTGGGCTGGCTGAGGGGCTCGCCACCAACGCGGCCGAAGCCATCCTCAGCGGCAACGAGTCGGCCGCCCAGGTGCGGGGGAGCTAAGCTCCCCACCCACCCACTTGACTCCACTTTCCCACTGTGGTACACTCATTCTTGTCAGGAGAAACGCGATGCACGATTACGGCAAGCTCCCCCTCGGAACGGTGATGATGCTCTCCCGCGTGGCGCAGGAGAACGCGGATCGGGCGCAGCAGGACATGGATTTGACCACCTACGGCGGCGTCTACTACCACCAGGCGCGGGCGGACAAGCTCCGGTATGAGAGCGAGCGTGACGATATCGACTCCGAGATTGAACGCCGCTTCGCTCGGACGGATGCGCTGGTAGAGGCGAGCCGCCGGGAGGATCTGAGCTAGCCTCTGCTACACTTCCCTCCAGTGGCCAGGTGCCCGGCAGCAATGCCGGGCATCACTGATTCCGGGAGGAACGAATGGCCACCGATGTAGAGCCCGATAAGCTCGCTCTCTTCAATCAGGCGGTAGCCGCCACGAAGCGACAGCAGGAAGTCACCGAAGCCGCACAGCGGGGGGATCTTCCCCGCACCCGGCGGCCGAAGAGCCGGAAGCTCTACAAGTGGGTAGACGTTCCGGACTACGAAGACTTCCAGTTTTACGCCTACATCAACTTCCCTCAGCGGTTGCTCCTGGATATCCAGTCCGGGGAGGATGAGCGCAGTAAGGCGGCGCTCCGGACGATCATCCTGGAACACAATGAGTGGGAGGATGAAGAGGGCAATCCCTACCCTCCGGCGCAGTCAGAGGGCTTCTGGGAAGCCATCCCCACCCACCTGGCTATCCGAATCATCCGGGCCATCAACCTGGAGATTAGCGCCGCCCCTTTAGCGCAGCCGCAGAGGAACAGCTAAGGATGTACCTCCGGCTCACGCCGCAGAGTCGGCGGAGCTACGGTGGGGCGCTCCCGTGGGGCTACGTGCGGAGCCTCCTGGCGGAGAAGTGGCACATCACGCCGTGGGCGGTAGACGAAGCTCCGGCGATGGAAGTGGCGCTGGCGCTGAAGCTCGCCGCTATCGAGTCGGAGGAAGCTCCGGACTAATGCACGTCCAGGAGCCGCTCCCGCTCCCGCTCCATGGCTGCCGTGTCCCGCGTGGGCCAGGCAGCTTCCACGTTGGAGATGGACGCTCGGATCTGGATGGCCTGGGGAGCAAAGTTGCCTTCAAGCTCCGCCCGGATCTTCCCGGACTCGGACTGGAAGGCGAGCCAGTTGGCCACCGTGGGGGAGCTATTGCGGCTGGCCACGATCATCCCTCCGAGTGGCACAAGCAGCCGGGTGACCATCCCGCGGTAATTGGGCGCAGGCGTCCCCGTTGGGACGGGTGTGGGCCATTCCCCTCTCTGCTCAGTCTGCGGCCTGGAATGCTCCACACAGGCCGCTGTAAGCATCGTGGCTGCGGCGTACAGCCATTGGGCCATGCTCCGCTTCGTCATGGGGGAAGTATATGGCTGACTTAGCTCTAGCCATCCGTATCGCTGCGGAAGACTACGCCTCAGACAAGCTCAAAGATGTTGAGCGGGCCATGGGTGGCGTGGGCTCCGCTGCCTCCGCCGCGAAGACGCTTCTTCCGGGCGTAGCTGGCGCAACCGCCGGGCTCACGGCGGCTCTGGGTGCGTCCGTGGGCGTGGCCGCTGAGTTTGAGAAGACCATGGACGGCGCGTTAGCCGTCATGTCTCCCTCAGACGTACAGGCGTTCTCCGGGAGCCTGGAAAACCTGGCGCTCCGCCTGGGCAAAGATACGAGCTTCTCCGCCAAAGAAGCCGCGGCCGGGATCGAAGAGCTAATCAAGGGTGGGCTTACCGCCCAGGACGTGCTAGACGGCGCGGCCGAGTCTACGTTGGCGTTGGCCGCTGCCGGTGGTGTGAGCCTTCCGGATGCCGCGACCATCGCCGCCAACGCACTCGCCCAATTCAACCTCAAGGGCACAGACATGGCGCACGTTAGCGATCTGATCGCTGGCGCGGCCAACGCCTCTGCCATTGACGTGAACCAATTCAAATTCAGCCTCCAGGCCGCGGGGGCTGTGGCGGCCGTTACGGGCTTCAGCTTTGACGATCTGGCCGCCGGGATTGCGCTCATGGGCAAGAACGGCATTGCGGGATCGGATGCCGGTACTTCGCTCAAAACCATGTTCATGTCCCTCCAGCCAGCTACCGCGAAGGCACGGGAGGAATTCGCCAAGCTCGGACTCACCACCACCAACCAGGCGAGAGTCCTGGAAATCCTGAATAACTACGGGATCCAGCCTGTCTCCGATTCGCTCACCGATCAGATGCACCAACTCCAGATGGCGGTAACCGGCTGGAACGGGTTGGGCACCATGACGAAGCAACAGGCGGAGGCGTGGAATGAGGCACAAGGGGAGTTGGATCTTATGTCCAACGCCTTCTTTACCTCTGAGGGCCGCGTCAAGTCCATGAGCGAAGTGGCGGGCGTGCTGCAAAAGTCCCTGGAAGGGATGACGGAACAGCAAAAGCTCGCCTCCCTGGAAGTCCTGTTTGGCTCTGACGCCATCCGGGCCGGAGCGATCCTGGCCAAAGAGGGCGCAGAGGGCTTCAACGATATGGCGGCCGCCATGGGTGAAGTGGCCGCGGTAGACGTAGCGAAGGCGCGACTCGACAACCTCAACGGCTCCATGGAAGCCATGAGCGGCTCCATTGAAACGGTGGGGATCACCATCGGGAAGATCCTCATCCCGGCCGCTAACGAGATTGTGAAGGCGTTTACGAACGTACTCAACGCCTTCCTGAACCTCTCCCCTGAGGTACAGAAATTCATCGCCATCGGAGCCGTGGTGGCTGCCGGACTCGGTGTCCTGGCCACGGTGGCGCTGACGGTGGTGGCCATCCTCCCCACGCTGGTGGCGGGCTTCGCGGCTGTTTCCGTGATCGCGGGTGCGGTAGGAGCCGTCCTGGCCGGGCCGGTGGTGCTGGCGCTAGGGGCTGTGGTGCTGGCTGCGGCGGCGCTGGCGCTGGCCTGGAATACCAACTTCCTAGGTATCCAGGGGATCGTGCAAACCTTCTGGGATTACGTCTCTCCCATCTTCGGGATGGTGGCGGATGCGCTGAACACCTTCAGCCGGGAGGTAGCTCCGGAGGCTAGCGCCGCCTGGACGAACCTCACGGCCATCGCGCAAACCGTCTGGCAGGGCTTCATCGACTATTTCACACCCGTGTTTGCGGACTTCAAGAAGGTGTGGGATCTGGCGTGGCCCGCGATCCAGGTGGTAGCTACGGCCGCCTTTACCACCATAGACACGGTGATCCGGACGCTGTGGGAGCTACTCAAGGGATTCATCCTTACCGCGCTGAAGATCCTTCAGGGGGATTGGGGCGGCGCGTGGGAAGAGATGAAGAAGGCGGTAGAGAACGCCTGGAAGATCATTGACGACCGGGTACGGGATGTGCTGCCGAAGCTCGCAACCTTCATCGGAGAGAAGTGGGACGAAGCCGGGAAGAAGCACAATGAAATCTGGGGCTCCCCGGATGGGCTGATCGTCCGCACCATGCGCGAAGCCTGGGACAACATGACGGGCGCAATCGGGACAGCGATTGAGAACATCCTTAAGGAGCTAGGGCGGCTGGCGGAGGAAGCCTTCAATAAGGCAAAGGAGATTGGCTCCCGGATCATCGACGGGATCAAGGAGGCGATTGGCCAGGCAGCGGATGGGCTGAAGAATGCGCTCCGGGACGTGGTGCAGAACGCCATCAACGGCGCGAATAGCCTGATCGACTCCTGGAAGCCGAAGCTCCCTTCTATCTCCATGCCATCCCTCCCCGGACGTGGTGGCCCGGTGGGCTCAGACGCTCCGATCCCCGCGATTGAAGACTCCGGCTCCTGGGTAACGCCGCTCCGTGGAGTCATTACCCAGGAATTCGGGAAGACGCCGTATAGCTCTATCTACCCAGGCGGAGTCCACACCGGAATCGATATCGCCGCGGCGCACGGAGCCGCTGTGGTGGCCGCTCGGACGGGCGTGGTGGACATTGCCGGGTGGGACACCAGCGGCTACGGGAACCTTGTAGCCATCCGCCATCCGGGTGGCTTCCGCACGCTGTACGGCCATCTGAGCGACATTTCCGTACGTCCTGGCCAGAGCGTCATCAGTGGCCAGGTGATCGGGCGTGAGGGCTCTACGGGGAATAGCTCCGGCCCGCATCTCCACTTTGAGGTACGGGACAACGGCGCTACGCGCAACCCGCGGAGCTTCGTGGGCTTCCACACAGGTGGTGTCATTCCCGGCCCACTCGGAGCCAATGTGCCTGTCCTGGCGCATGGCGGGGAAGTGGTACTCCGCCCGGATCAAGCGCAAGCCATGGGGCTCATGGCCCGGCGCGGGATGGGCGGATCCTCCATGGGGATGGATGACGACTCCATGCGCCGGATGGCTGGCTACATCGCCGCGGCTGTGGCCAGTGCCATGGCCAATATGAGCGTCCGGATGAGCGGCTCTGGCTTCTCGGATGCCGTGGTGGGGGCCATCTCTGACGGAGCTAGGCGTGGACGCCTCTCCCCTGAAACCGCCGAAGCCTACGCCGTGAGGTAATCATGGGTATCTCTGACTATCCGGGCGCACTGGACACCTTCAGCACGAAGACGAACGGGCCGGGGAATCCCGTCCTGGCGGAACACACGAACAAGCTTCAGAGCGCCGTGGTGGCGCTGGAAACGGCGCTGAAGCGGCCCAATGTGATCGTGGTGGCCGCGTCCAACGCCTCCGCTGCGGTGAAGGTGAAGGCGCACCGGGTGTGTAGTGGCTCCGGGGATCAGGCCACGATCAACGCGGCGCTCAACGATCTACCCACCTTTGACACCTTCAAGAGCGGGACGGTGGTGCTGACGGAGGGACAGTACAACCTCTCCGGATCTATCACGCCTAACTCGCATCAGATGATCGTGGGCTCTGGCTTCGGGACGAAGGTGCGACTCTCCGGCGGAGCCAACGTCTACGCCTTCGATTTCGTGAGCGATGGTGGCGTAGCGCACTCCAGGGGGATCTACCTGGCGCACATGACCATTGAATGCAATGGCGGCGCTCAGGCGGCTACGTCCGGCGCGGTGAGGATGGCTGGAGGGAACCGTTGCATCCTCTCCGATCTGTTTATCACGGAGCCGCGGAACGCCGGGATCCGGATGGAAGTGGACGGCGTGGGTGCGTGGCCATGGGCCAACGTCATCATGGGCGTGACGGTGGTACTCGGACGTAACTCCGTCATCGCCTCTACCGCGGGCTTCGGGATGGATCTGGGGGACGGGGAAGAGAACCTCATCACGGGCTGCAATTTCGAATTCAACGGCGAGTCCCACATCGTAGAGAACGTGGTGGGGAATAACGCCATCATCGGAAACAGCTTCGTGGGTGGGCGCTCCGCTGCCTCCACCAACGGGATCAAGTCCAACGGCTCCCGCGGGCGCTGGATCGGGAACATCTTCGATGGCGTACCCGGCCATACCTTCCGCATCACCGGAAACGAGAACATCCTAGACGGGAATGCGAGCTTCAACATCGGGGACGGGAACGCGGGCCAGGCAGACGGCGTGGCGCTTGCCTTCGGAGCCTCCCGGAACATCATCACGAATAACCGTTTCTCTTCCCACGGAACGGACGCCGTAACGCGGTACCTCATCAACGATGTTCTGGACGGCGCGGGGAATACCCACTTCAACCTGATCGCGCATAACGTCCTGAAGAAAGAGGGCGGGCTGTCTGGAGCCGGTGGAGTCCTGGTGAACACCTACCAGGGAGACAACATCTACCGGGACAACGTGGGCTATGTGGGCAACTCCGAAGTCCACGATGTAACCCGCTACGGCGCACGGAACGATCAGAACGACGCCACCGGGACGCGGGCCGCGGTTCAGGCCGCGATTGATGCGTGTCCGGTGGGCGGGACGGTGTACTTCCCGCCGGGGATCTTCCGCATGGAGGGGACTCCCTGGCAGATCCGGAAGCGGATCCGGATCATTGGCGCGGGCTTCGATAACACCACCATCGAAGCCGGGACGAACCACAATAACGATATTTTCTTCTTCGATGTGAGCGCCGGTACGGGCTCTAACGGGATCATTTCCGGCGGCTACATGGGTGGCTTCAAGATCGACCATCGGCCCGCGGATCAGGCCGCCATGACCACCGGGACGGGACGACTCATCGCTGCGATTGGGGCGGTTCATTGGACATTCGAGAACATCCATTTCAGCCGCCCGTATCATATCGGGCTCCATTTGAGGGGGATCCCCTCTGGCGAGTTTGGACACCACAACAAAGTACGTGGCTGCTTATTCGATGGCGGGAGCCAGTCTGGTGGCAATGGACAGGGGCTCCGGCTAGAAGGCTCAGACGAAAACTACATCACCGATTGCGACTTCGAAAACAACGGCGGCGGGACGGGTAACCCCGAAGACAAGGGGGACGTGAAGGATTGGAGCGGGCTCAACTTCTTTGACTCGTGCTGCTTCGTGGGCGGAGGGCAGAACCAACGCCATTACACCCTCCAGGATGCGAACGGCTCCCGCCTTCAGGGCTGCATCTTCGATGGCTCCGGGGAGGCGGATATGGTGCGGATCCAGGGAGGGCGGGTGAGTATCACGGGCTGTGACTTCACCAGCATCTCCGCCGGAGCTACCACCACCAACACCTATAGCGCCGTAGTGCTGGCTACGGGAGCCTTCTCCACTATCACGGGCTGCACGTTCGCCACGGATGAGAACACGGCCAATAACGCCAAATGCCGGAGCTTCGTCCGGGAAATCACCGGAGCCCACCATAACGCCGTGGTGGGGAACACCTTCAAACACAACACCAACTCTGGCACTAACGCCACACTCGGGACGGGAGCCACGGAGACAAGCGGCACCGGAACCGTCGTGGCTAACAACGTGGTCTGAGCATGGATGCGTTAGCAAAGAAAACCCTGGCCCGTCTGGGCACCTTTACCACCTTCCTCTCCGGAGTGACGGGGAAGACGGGATTCCAGGGAGGCGCGATCACCGAAGTGGGGATCCCCCACGCACGGGCGGATAGCTCGCCTCCGGCTGCCTACGTGACGGATGTGCCGCTCTGGCAAACCCTCTTCCGCCAGTGGTACACGGCCGCCGACTCCTCCGGGCTGTGGGTAACGGCGTGGGCGTCCGGCCCGAATTGGGGGGACTACAACCTCGGCATTCACACCAACGACTCCACCTACTCCGCCACCGGAACAAACATCGATAAGATGATGAGTCCCGGCGGGATTGACGTGGTGGAATCCTTCCCCCGTCCGGACGGGACGATCATCCGCCGTGGCGTCAACCTGGCGGGTGGTGAGTTTGGGCACAAGCAAGCCGGATTCGACAACGCCCACCTGGGCACCTTCGGAGTCGATTACTTCTTCCCCTCCGCCGGGGATATCGCCACCATGGCGGCGCGGCGGATCGGCGTGGTGCGGCTCCCCATCTCCTGGGAGCGTCTCCAGCCTACGCTTCTGGGAGCCCTGGACTCCACCTACCTGGGCCGGATCACGGCCGTGGCGGATGCGTGCCTGGCCAACAATGTAGGGCTGATCCTGGATCTGCATAACTACGCCCGCTATGAGTACAGCGATTCGGGGACAAAGAAAGTCCTGGTGCTGCGGGCGGAAGCCGGGATCGATCTGGCTAGCACCGGGCCAACCTCAGAGGATGGCGGGAAGATCGGGCCGGAGTACCTCGTAGACGTGTGGCGCAGGCTCAGCAACGTCTACCGCACTCATTTGGGTGTGGTGGCGTACGAGCTTATGAATGAGCCGCACGATGTACCGGCCGCCTCCGGGAGCTTCAGCGGTACCACGCTCAATAACTGGAACGATGGGACGGTACAGAGTTGGGCCGCGGACTTCTCTGGGGCCACCGTCACGCATACCACCACTACGCCGTATGAGGGCTCAGGAGCCCTACGGATTGCCAAAGTAGTAGGTAGCTCTGGCTTCCATCTCCAGCGGGCTGAGCGTGGCTCTGTGAGCGGCTCAGGGAACATCCTCCGCGGGCGCGTGCGACTCAACGGCACGCCGTCTGGCACCTGGCAAGCCAGATTCGAGTGGCAGAATGCCTCCTACGCCTGGCAGAACGGCACCGTTACCACGCTGGTACCCGGCACCTGGGTAGACGTGACGTGTGACTTTGCCAGCAATCCCATCACGTCTGCTCAGAACCTCTGTATCCAGATCCACAGCAATGACGCGGTGTCCGGCCAGACGATCACCGTAGATCTGGATCTGTTTGAGCGGGGAGCCGCCTCCGGCTCTGCTACGGCGGAGGGCGCGTGGGAGTCGATCACTCAGGCGGTTGTGGCGGATCTGCGGACTCGTACCGATGACACCACGAAGCGAGATACGAAGCTCGTACTCGTACCGGGGATGGGCTGGAATGTTCTCTCCTGGAACCACTCCGCCGCCTGGATCACGGAGCCCGCTGGCCTGGAGGGTAGCCATCGCTACGTTACCCATCAGTATTTCGATAGCCAGAGCAACGGATTTGGGGAAGGGGAAGGCGTCTACCAGACCAGCAATAAGCGGTATGCGGACGCCAAAACCTACGCCGTTAGCCAGGGATACGCGGATGACACTGGCGGCGTCTCCCCTACGCTCTTCAGCCTGGGTATCACGTCCATCACGGCCAACGGCGCTACCGTCTCATGGTCATCCAACGTCACCAGTGATACCCGGCTAGAGTACGGCGCTTCCAATGCGCTGGTACCGGCTGTCTACGGGGCTTCTACGGCGCGGGTGGGCACGCTCACCACATCCCACGTAGTCAACCTGAGCGGGCTTTCTCCGAATACCACCTACCAGATACGCGGGTGGAGTCGGGACGCGGGCGGGAACGCCACGGCCATTACGGGGAGCTTCACCACGCTGGCGTCTACGAGTACGCCGGGGCTGCTCTGGAGTGACGAATTTGACTCCCTCTCCCTGGCTACGGACGCGGCTCCCACCAGCGGGACGTGGCGCACCCGTGGCTACGAGTCCGGAGGCACGCTGGCCACCGGGTACCAGGACTACGCCGGGCTCTCCTGGAATACCTCTCCTGTCCAGCACCCGGCCCAGAATCCCTTCAGCGTAGCGGACTCCGTCCTGACGGTGAAGGCACAGCGCACACCCGCTGGAGTCAGCAACGTGGGTGGCGCTACCTGGATGGGTGGCTACCTTGTCACCAACCACCAGCTAGCTCCTACGCCGCTCCGCTGGCGCTTCGGCTACTTCGAATGGCGAGCCCGGATGCCCAACCCGGTGCGCGGGATGTTCCCGGCGCTGTGGCTGTTTAACAACATCTCTGGGCGCTCTGACGGGAAAGAGGGCGCTGAGCTAGACGCCTTCGAAGTCTTCGGGAACAGCACCGGCCGCCCGTGGGCCGCGGGCTGGCATAACAACCCGACTCCGGGCGTGTCCGGGAACGCCGGTACCTTCGATGAGGATGTAACCGGCTGGCACCGTTACGGCGTGGAATGGACGGCTACGGCTGTCCGCTACTACCGGGACGGGATCCTGAAGGCGGAGCTTACCGGCACCAACGCCACATGGTTTGCCACAGCAGATCTGGGCGTGCGGATAGATATGGTGATGGATCCCAACTGGGAAGCGCCGGGCTCCCCGTTGCGCTCCACCACCACGGATCCTCCGCTCGGCACGGAGCCACGCCTGGAAGTGGATTACGTCCGTGTCTTCGATGCGAAGCCGTCTCCCTTCCCCACGGGATCCGACGACCCTTTAGCGTCCGGGGGCGGGGGAGGGGCCGCCCCCGTGACCGATCTTTACGGCCTGGATACGTTGTCCTCGGGGCCGTGGGGCTACTATCGGCTCAACGAGTCAACCGGCGCGGTTTGCTTCGACTCTTCGGGCAATGAGCGCCATGGCACCTACGCCGGGCTCACCCTTCTCGGGCAAACCGGACTCCTGACGGACAACACCGATAAAGCCGTCAGCTTCTCCGATGGGCTAGGCGTCTTCCCCAACGGCTACGCCTTCGTCTCCGGCGCATCTTCAGGGCTGGCGAATACTCCGGCCTGGACGCTAGAGGGGATCGTCAACACGCTGAACAATCCCGGTGGCCACCGGGGCTACTTTGGCTTCCGGGCATTCGGGAACGGGGATGCGTATGTTCTCCATCTCCAGGCCACAAACAAGCTCGAAGTCCGCTTCACCAACAGCAGCGGGACGGAACACACCCTAGAGGTAGCCGTCACTCCCTCCGCCCGCACGCACATCCACATGGTCTACACCGGGGCGCTGCTTCAGTGCTACGTCAACGGTGTCCTGGGCAATCTGGCTTCCGGTGGGACGCAGAACGCCCAGATGGCCGCCTCCGGAGTCATCACCCGGACGGATGTGGACTTCACGATTGGGCGGACAGCGGACTTCTACGCCTTCACCAAAGTTGACGAAGTAGCCATCTACCGTACGGCGTTCTCCCCACAGCGGGTAGCGGATCGCTACCAGATGGGGATCGATCCGCCGGTAGGCGTGATCTTCGAAGACACCTTCGGAGGGGCTCCCGATTCCTCCTGGGCTGTCACGGACACCACCAGTGCGCTAGCGCCGGACAACGGGTACCTCCGCATCCTGGGCGGTTCTAACACCTGGGGGGATCCCAGACTCGTCCATGGCCCGCACCCGCGGAACGGGCTCACCGGACTCGCTGCCGTGGTGGGTGTCTTCCGGCACACCAACGCTCCTGGTGATGGGCCGGGGCTCACCATCGAAGACACGGCCGCGGCTCAGGATCCCATCCCCAACGGGATTGCTCGGAGCTACCCGGCATTTCCACCGCGCTACTACGCGGGCGCGTTCGTCACAGATCGGTACATCCCGTACAGCAACACCTATCTCCATGCGATCTTCCGCCGTCCCGGTGGCGGGTACCTCATGGTGGTGTCCGGGAACCAATTCGGTACCTGGCCGCAAGCTCGGATCGCAGGGCTCTCCGTTGCCTCTGACGATCCGGCCAACGTCTACGTCCATCTCACGGCTAAAGAGATCCTGGGCGGAGGCACGCTGGTAGATCGAGTCAGCCTCCATGACGCCGCGGACGTACCTTCTGGGGCGCTCACTCGATTCGGGCTGGCGCACTTCGGGGACACCTTCACCCGTGGGACTCTGGGCACCACGGCGGAGGAAGGCGGAGCCGTCTACACCCTCACGGGAACGCCGGGGATCACGTCCAACCGGCTGAGCGTCTCTACCGCGTGGGACGGGATCCGGGTGATTTCCCTCCCCTCCCGTGTAGGGCTCTTCCAAGTCAAGGTGGTGACGGGAGCCGCCAATAACGGCGTCTCCATCCTCTTCCGCTATGGAAGTAGCTGGCTGGAGTTTTACGCCGATACGACTCTCTGCGGGATCTACAACGGGGCAGACGGCTCCCCTCTGACGCAGACCGGCGCGTACCACCTGAACGCCTCCAGCACGCACGTCCTATCCCTCTACGATGACGGCGCTGGCGTCCGTGCCTACATCGATCAGCAGGATGTAACCGGCTACGTCGCCACCGTCCTGAACGCCGCAAACACCGGGATCGCGGTGTACCTCAACACCGGCAGCACGGTAGACGAATGGGGCGCGTGGCCGGAGACGATCACCCTCCCTGAAGCTCTGGGGCCATTCCCCTCCGCACCCATCGCTACCGCCGCTCCGGTGGTGTCCGACTCCTTCACGGGAACCGCAGGGACGGCGCTCACCACGTATAGCTCCGCCTGGGAAACCACCGGAGGCTCCTGGGTACTCAACGCGGGCGGCGCGTCTCTAGCGGCCGCGGCGCAGACCGGAACGGCCACCCGCTCTACGGGCTCTGCCGGGAGCAACCACGCTGTCTCCGCGGCCATCACGCTCCCCAACACCACACCCGCCTATGCCGTGGCGGATTGGTACGCCGGAGTCGTGGCCCGGTACGCCGGGAGCAACTACATCTATGCCCGGTATCTCCGCCAGGATGGCTCCAATGAAGTGGAGGTATGGGAGCAATACAACGGCGTTTCTACGCTGATCGGCTATGTCAATCTCGGGAACGTCCTGGCTCCTGGCAGTACCCACACGCTCACCCTGGCGGTACGTGGTGGAGAAGTGGCCGCGTATCACGATGGGGAGCTAGTAGTCCAGGCGGCTACCAGCCACCTGACGGGGACGCGGGCCGGGATCGCTGTCCTGGACACCAATCCCAACGGCCGCCCGGTTTGGGATGACTTCAGCATCCGGGCCGTCCTGGAGGCAGACTCCGGTTACGGGATCCAGGAGTACGGCGGGAGCGATTACGGGCAGGGAAGCTCTTTCGCCTCCGTCACCTTCTCCGCTGCCGGGGTGGCCGGAGCCGTCTTTACGGCCAGCTACCGCGTGGCACTCGGCGGATCGGCACTCTTGCGGGGTACCGGCGCTGGTGTTACGAGCTTCGTTACCCGTGTCCGGAAGCGGGCTACCGGCGTTTTCGCTGGTGCGGCGGCTACGAGCTTCACGGCCAGGGGGACTTCCGCCTCAGCACTCCGGGCCATCATCCAGGCGCGGGGATCCTCCCAGGCACTCTTCCAGGCGCAGCTACGGGACGTTACGCCTCCCCAGATCATCGGACTCACCATCGCCGGTATCACGTCAACCGGCGCAATGGTGATCTTCTCCACCGATGAGCCGGTATCGAGCGTCACGCTCCGTTACAACCAGACCGGCGTATTCCCCTTCGATGATGTAGGGAATTGGGGAAGCAACCTGGGGACGTTCCACACCTTCCGCTTTGGGCTTCCCGGTGGAGTCGGGATCAATACGCCGCTCATCCCGAATACCACCTACTACATTCAGGTAACCGCGACCGATCTGCGGGGGAACGTTGCAACCTCCCCTGTCCTGAGCTTCACCACTCTCCTGGCTCCGCCGAAGCACCGTTTCTATGTGGACTGGAGTGCCGATGGGGACTTCGCGGACAGCTACGAAGAGGTAACCGGGGATCTGCTCTTCATGCAGGACGTAGCCGCGTCCAGGGGCCGGGATCAGATCCGCCAGCTAGCTCCGCCAGCCGCCGGAAACTACTCCGCCACGCTGGACAACCGCCATCGCCGCTACTCTCCCGCAAACGCAGAGAGCCCGCTGGCCACGCTGCTAGAGCCTGGCCGGGCCACCCGCTGGAGTGTGGAGTACGGTGGCACCACCTACAACCTCTTCACGGGAGTCCTGGACAACATCCCGCAACAGCCAGCCTTCGGCCGTCAGACGGTGGGGATACCCGCTCTGGGTACGCTGAGCCGTCTTCGTGGGAACCGCATCACTACGGGGATCTACCAGAACATCGCCACACACACGGCGTTGGGGTACCTCCTGGATGCCGCTGGCTGGCCCGCTGGTGATCGTGTCATCTCTACGGGCTCCACCGTCCTGGATTGGTGGTGGCTGGACGATCAGGACGCCTTTACGGCCATGGTGGAGCTTCTCTCCATGGAAGGGCCGGGAGCCGCCGTCTACGAAGACGGCTCCGGGCGGATCGTGTTTGAGGGACGAACGTACCGACTCCTGCAACCGCGCTGTACCACGGTGCAAGCCGTCTTCACGGACACCGGGCCGGAACCGTGGCGCTCTCCGGAGCTTGGCTATGAGCCCGGCCTGAAGGATGTAGTCAACGTCTGCTCTGTAGAAGTGAACGTGCGGGCCGCGGCAACCTCCGGCGTGGTCTGGCAACTTGGGCAGAGCGTCTCGCTCGGTAACTCGGAAGTGAAGGGGTACACCGTCCGGCCTACGGATCCCTTCCAGGCCGCGATTACGCCGGTAGCTGGAACGGATTTCACCATCGTGTCCGGCTCTATTGCGAGCGTCTCGCTCACCCGGACAGCGGGTGCAACCACCACCATTTTCTTGACGGCGGGATCCGGAGGCGCGTCCGTGAGCAACCTCCAGCTACGGGCGCAGTCCATCCCGATCACCAACAAAGTGGTAATGAGCGAGAACGCCGCAGACGTAAAGACCATCGCCAGCGTGACGAAACGGGGACGGCGCACGTATCCCCTGCCGCTGCGGCGTGAGCTTAACCCGGAAGTGGCCCGCGACTTCTGTAACGTGGTGGTGCAGCGGTACCGGGAGCCGCGTCCCCAGGTGACGATCACCGTTCCGTGCGTGACTCAAACCACCACGCTGGCGGCGCTCAATCGCCAGATCAGTGATCGGATTGCGGTTCAGGATCAGCAGTCCGGCATCTCTATGCCGATGCACATTGAACAGATCCGGTGGGAGTGGCGACAGGGCACGCTCTACGCCATCTTCGGCTGTGAGCAAGCGTCGAGTGAGAGCTACGCCATCTGGGGCTCCGCCATCTGGGACACTTCCCTCTGGGCGTTCTAAGGAGAAGCTATGCCACCACAGCCACTTCACCTACTGCGGGACGGCGCGAACCACTGGCTATCCAATCCGGTGGAGTCACCCGCTGGCCCGTACATCATCAGCAATCAGGAGGATCTCTTCCGCCTGGTGTATACGCCCATGGCGTTCCGGCGTGGTGTGACTCCGAAGCCGCCCACAGAGCGCCAGCCAGCCTCTACCGATCCCCTGCCGGTTCAGGTGAACATGAATCGGTGGGTAGTCCAGTGCCCGGACTGTGGGGGAGCGGAGTATGCCTGGCCGGAGGATCCGTGGTTCCTCTGCGGATCGTGCTTCAACGCCTCCGTAGCGGGGCTATGGCGGCCCGTAGTCTGGCCGGGGGACGATGAGGTTACGGCCGTGGAAGAGACGCTCCTGGCGCGTCCTATCCCCTTCAACCGCAATTGGAATCCCTTCCGGGAGGATGCGGACGATCTGAAGGCGCAGAACGCCCAGAACGGGGATCCGCCTGGGCTCACTATCGATCAGCCGCCGCGGATCAAGCGCAACCGGCCACAGGCGGATAAGACAGGGACACGCTGGCGGCGCTTCGTGAAGAAGCAAGCTCAGGTGGTACAGCGGATGAGCCTTCCGCCCGGATGGGATGAAGTGCCTCTGGTGGTGGCGGTTCCGGAGGGCGCATCGCAATCGGACGGGATCCTCTACCCGGACGTGCCACTCCCGCCGGAGTCTGGCCTGGGGGAGAATCCCCGTGGCGTATAACGAGCCGCCGCTAGTCGTTACCGGGGACGTGATCCCCGCGTCCATCTGGAACACCTACGTCCGGAATAACTTCCGGGCTGTGAAGGGCACCGATGGCCCGTTCACGATGGACTCCAACTGGAACGTATCGGGCTCCGGCAGCTACGGCGGCGGGCTCACCGTGGCCGGGGGCTTCAACCTTACCTCCGGCGGAATGGCCGGAAACGCCGCTGTCCGGACGTACCTCCCGGCTCAGGGCTTCGTCCCGCTCAACGCTGTGGGCCAGCCATTCATCGACTCGGGCGGGCCGCAGTACGAGTTGGAGTATTACGCCAACCAGGACGGACACGCCACCACGAAGCTCGCCATCCCCTGGAATTTCCAGGGAGGCACCATCCGTTTCCGGGTGCGCTACTACACACCGTCTGCAAACCAGCCGATCACCTGGAGGATCGGGGGAGCCGTCTACGGCCTGGGAGGCTCCGCCCGTACCGGGTGGGGAGCCCTGGTGGACGTGAACGCTACGAGTTGGCCAGCGGGCTACGGGCTGTCCGAGTCGGTGCATAACTGGAGTGGGATCCCGTCTTCCTACGCGGGAGCGGAAATCAAGCTCTACCTTCAGCGGTTGGGATCCGCCGCCGGGTGGGATACCTCTGGCGAGTCGGCATTCTGCCAGAGCGTCTTTGTGGAGTACGGCGTCTAATGCCCATCATCGGTATCCGGCAAAGCTCCGGCGCAGAGGGGGATCTGATCGTCACGGGCTACACCCGCCTGGGAGCCCGTGAGTACAACTTCCGCCACGTTCGCATCTACCCAGGTGCGACGTTGCATATCGATCACCTGGCGGATGTGCGCTGCCAGGGGGAATTTGAGCTTCAGGCGGGCGCAGCCGCGGGCGCGTACTACAACGAAAACCCCGGACTCGGGCCAGCCTGGGGCGGCTTAGGCGGAACCGCGATCTACGGGGACGGTGGTGGTGGCGGAGGGGGAGGCGGCTCTAACGGGGCCGTGGGCGCTCCTGGAGGCGGCGGAGCGGGCTTAGGGGCCGGTGGTGGAGGGGGAGGGCAGGTAGTCACCGGAGACTACATGAGCGGCCATCCTATCGATTCTCCGCCACGGTGGGAGATGGCGGGCGGCCGCGGTGGTGACGGTGGCCAGGGAGAGGGCTCCCCGTGGGATCTGGGGCCAGCTATCCACGGCTCTCCGGCTCCTGGCGGCGGTACCGAATTCGGAAACGGACACGTCTGGTACTGCCAGGATTTGTACTTCCCGGCCAACTCCTGGGTAGGGATCAATGGAGTCGTGGGCTTCTACTGCCGGGGGACGGTGTACCTTCAGTCCTGCACCTTCTACGGCCAGGGGCCACGCGGGAGCCCTACCACACCCACGGACACCAACATCCACAGCGATCCCTCGGTAGACGGGAA